CAGCATGGTAAACTAAAGTCGTATGAGGAGGCTGTTGCAGAAGTGAACAGGCTTTTTTACGAGATTGACTTGGCAGTGAAATAAGATGGCAATTGTCTTTGAATGGGCAAAGATTACAGTTCATAGATAGATAGAATTTTAAAAAAATGGATTGCGCTAAATTATAGGTAATTAAAATTAGTAAATAGGTATAAAATGGCTTTAATCAAATTTTAATTAATACATTGTTTAACCTAATAAAAGAACATAACATAAGTTATTGATAAATAGAAAGTTATAAAATGTAAGCGAATCCAATCCGGATCACCGAGAAAGTCGCTGTCATGGCGGCTTTCCTTATTTTACGATAGATTAAACTTTATAAATCTTTACAAAAGTTTACTATTTTTTATAAATTGTGTTACCATTGTTTAACCTGAATGTTTAACCTAAAATGGCATTTACAGTAAAAGCGATATTATTCAAATCAAAACAGAAAGATGGTAAATATCCTATTGCCATAAGGACCACTATAAGTAGAAAGATAAGTTACAAGTTTACCGGGTATTGGTGCAAAGAGAATCAGTTTGAAAAAGGACAAATTTTGTCCAATTATCCTGACTATAAAATAGTAAACAGGGCAATACTTCAAGAGATTGCAGCTACCGAAAGAAAGATTAGCACCGAATTATCATTGGGTAACGAAATCACCATTGAAACAATAAAACCTAAAATAGAGAAAAGCATATCGATCAGTGAATTTGTAGAAAAAATAAAGCATGATTACAAAGGCAAGTTCTCTGATGGAATACTCCGACATTATCAAGTTGTTTTAAATAAAGTGATGGAATTTGACGACAAAATTAGATTTTCTCAAATAGATGTTGCATGGATGGAAAGTTTTGAAAGATACTTAAGAACTAAAAAGGATATTAACGCACACACCATAAGCAATAACACGCTTCAAAATAACATGAAGATATTGAAGTCATTACTTTATAAGGCTTCCGAGTTGTCATTAATTGACAAGTCAAAGTTTGACAAATACAAACTACCAAAATACATTCAACCTATTCCTGAATATCTTACTGAAAATGAAATAAATGCTTTTGAAAAAATTGTTTTTGCTTTGGGTGAATCTTCCCTTAAAACATCGGGTTATTATTTTTTATTATCCTGTTACACAGGTTATAGAATAAGTGATGCTAAAAAATTCGATTATGATAAGTTTGTAAAAGATGGGCAAATCATTTTAAGGGCAAAGAAAAATAAAAGCATTGTTTCTATTCCCATACATTCAAAACTTAAACCTGTTCTCAAATACATTCAAACACATCCTTTAAATATACCTGAGCAAAACGTGAGAGATTATGTGAAAGATATTTGCAAGTTAGCCAGGATAAAGAAGCACGTTAAATACCACACTTCCCGACATTCATGGGCAATGTTATTAATGAGTAAAGGCTTCACAACAGAAGAAGTCAGCGAAACATTAGGCGATTCGGTTAATGTTGGCAGGATTTATGCGAGGATTTCCAACGAACAATTATCTAATAAAATCAAAAATAAACTAAAATGAAATACTTATTATTTTTAGCGATTGTATTCGCAGCTTGTAATAAAACCACTGGCCCTGCGTCATTACCTTCTAAAACTTATCTCTACAAATCAGATAGTATTCGTATCAGCCAAGCTGATTTTCACGATACGGCTATTTTTAATAACTTATGGAATCAATTACAAAAATACAGGACTGTTGATGTAACAATAGATACATTATTCCAATCACCTATTACCGGTATGCAAATTAAAGTTGTTGATCCATTAGGAAGTAGTCAAATTTTTAACTCTAAAATTGTAAGCCCTTTTATTGCTCGGTTTAGAAGTTCTTTACCTCAAGCAATGAATGGTTATACAGGTTCCAACTCTTACGATTATCATTTATTCGTGATTGAGAATACAAAAATTACAGAAATACCTCTTAATTTTAGATAATGGAAGATCAAATTAAACAAAGGTTTTTAGAAGCCTTTGATTTCATTGTAGCCAAAGAACAAACAACCGGTAAAGCCCTTTCTCAGCAAATAGGCATGAGTGAAACCTATGTTTCCATGATAAGAAAGAAAACTAAGACCGACCTGAAAGCTGTTTTTGTGGCCAGTCTTATTAAAAACTATCCTTTCATCAATCCTTTATACATTCTTCTCGGTGAGGGTAACTTACAAGCCATCCCCGAAGATATTAAAGCCGTTCTCGAAAAGATACTATCCCAACAAGAAACTACCATCGATAAACTTATCGAAGCACTTATTTCTATCAGAATACCCAAAGGAGATATTATGAAATTCATTTCAAAACAATAATATTGTTCCTTGTGAAACATTAAAAATTATCTAACAAACTAACAATTGTGTAAAAAATAATTTAATTATCTTACTAATAATTTGTAAATTCGGCAAAATATTCTTCAATGAATAGAGCCGAAGGTATTAACTTCAAAGAAAAAGCGGATTATATTGAAGTTGGAATAAAAAAAAGACAGTTTATTGAATATCTTGAAAAACAGCCCGAAGACGCCAACGGTTGGCTCAACTTTCGCATTAAGAAACGCTCCGCTCCTACGGTAATCTCAGAACATAACAAATACTCACATGTGATGATTGCCTGCCGTGATAAATGGGAATCAGTAAAAAAGGAAAATGAATGTTAGGCAGACCAACATCATATAAACCCGAATATTGTCAGTTACTTATTCAACACATGGAGAAGGGTTATTCTTTTGAATCCTTTGCCGGTTTAGTTGGTGTTTCTAAGCAAACGATTTATGATTGGTGTGAAGCAAACCCTAATTTTCTTGACTCCAAAAAAAAAGCATTTGAAAAGAATCGATTGTTTTGGGAGAAGCAAGGTATTGATGGGTTATTTTCTGAAACAGAATTTGATAGCAAAGGAAAGCCTGTAAAAAGCCGTTCCATTAATTCAACGCTTTGGATATTTCAGATGAAGAATAGATTTAAAGAAGAATGGAGAGAAAAGCAAGAGATACAGCATGAAGGACATATCGGCACGAGTATAACAGTAGTAAAAGATGATGGATGCGAACCAGTTAAAGATTAAAGCAACTCCTGTATTCTTTGCCAACTTAGAAGCATTTGAAAAAGGTTATCCGATTATCTGCAACGAAGGAGGCAGCAGAAGTTCTAAGAGTTATTCAATTGTTCAGTTATTGGTTTTAATAGCCAATAACAATTCAAATAAAAGGATTTCGATTGTTTCACATTCATTGCCACACATTAAAAGAGGTGCTTATCGAGATTTTAGGGCAATAATGGAAGATTGGAAGATTTGGGATGACAACGATTTTAGTTATTCTGATTACATATACACATTTAAGAATGAATCTTATATTGAGTTATTTGGATTAGAGGATGAGGGTAAAGCAAGAGGGCCGGGCAGAGATATTTTATTTGTCAATGAAGCTAATCTGATTAAAAAGAGTTTGTACGATCAGTTAGCGATGAGAACGACAGGGCAAGTGTTTTTAGATTGGAACCCTGCGGATTTTGTATCATGGGTTTATGATGTGGCAGATAATCCAAAGAACAAATGTATCAAAAGCACCTATAAAAACAATCTATCTAATCTTTCGCAAAATCAGATTGATACGATAGAAAGTTATAAAAACCTTCCTGATGATTTTATGTGGAAGGTGTACGGATTAGGATTAAGAGGTGCAGCAAAGGAGATTATTTACACAGCGTGGAAGTATTGTGATGAGTTGCCGAGTAATGGTGATGTGTTTTATGGGTTGGATTTCGGTTATACTAATCCGAGTGCATTGGTTAAAGTCGTTCATTATGAGGGTGCTAATTACGCTAAGGAAGTTCTTTATAAACGTGGTTTAACGATTTCGGACTTAGTGCCTCTCATTAAAGAGTTGGTAGATAGCAATGCAACGATTTATTGCGATAGTGCCGAGCCGAAAAGTATCGAGGAACTATACCGGGCTGAATTAAATGTTCATCCCGCAGAAAAAGATGTTTGGACAGGTATTGTAAAGGTTAAAAGCTATCCGTTATTTATCACACACAACTCAAAGAACTTAGCCAATGAGTTGATGAGTTATAAATGGAAAAAGGATAAGAACGATAATATTTTAGAAGAACCGGTAAAAGAAAACGATCACTTATTAGATGCGATGAGATACGGCATTTTTACCCATTTAAGCAAAGAAAAAAGAACATGGTTAGTCATATAAATACAATAAGATGAAAATATTAGGACTTGAAATAAAAAGGGTTGGTAAATACAAACCTTTGGTAATACCGGGTGGGCTACAATGGATTGGTGGTCATTCGAGGATTACCGATGCCAAAGCAAAGACATACATCGATGATGGTTATTTAGGTAACGCAGATATTTATTCCATCGTAAAATTATCTTGTTCAAAATTCAGTTCCATCCCTTGTTATGTGTATGATGTACGAGATCATAAATCACTACGCAGATATAAGACATTAGCAAAAGGAATGCTCACTAAGTCAGCACTTGATGAGATGAGTGAATTAAAGCGTAAAGCACTCGGTGAAGTAGATGAAAGCAGCGATTTAGCAAGGTTTATCTCTCAGCCGAATGAATACATGGGCCAAGATGCGTTTTTAGAAATGGCTTATATGTATCGCATTGTAACAGGTGGTTCTGCTATTTATATCAATGACGGTAATTTAGGAGGCGAAGGACAGCCGGTAGAAATGGAAGTATTGCCTTCTCAATTTATTCAGATTATTGGTGATGGTACCTTATTCGGTGTGGATAGTTACCGAATGGTGAACACAAATATCAATTTTACTGCAAAAGACATTTTATATTGGAAATATCCAAACCCTGACTTTAATATGTCGGGAACACATTTATACGGTTTATCTCCTTTACGAGCAGCCATTAATGTAATGCAAGGCAGCAACGATGCTATTCGTGCAACGGTGGCCATGTTCCAAAATCAAGGTGCAAAAGGGATATTATTTAATAATTCAGAGAACTCTCCTATTTCTAAAGAAGAAAGAGAAATATTACAAGCCTATACAGATGAGAACATAAACGACAGCAATAATAAGGGCCGCATCATGGCTATTAATGCGAAAGTAGGTTATACGCAAATAGGATTAAGTGCAACGGATATGGACTTGCTTAACGCAATCGGCATGACAAGAGATAGATTGTGCAATGTGTTTCAAGTGCCTCCCGGATTGTTAGAAGCTAACAGCACCTTTGACAACAGAGCGCAGGATATGAAGTATTTTATCACGAATAAAATCGTTCCTGAGTGGGCTAATTTCAGAGATGAGTTAAACAGAAAGATCAAGTCAAGATTTAAGAATGCAGAGAATTTGTATATCGATTTCGATGTGCAGGATTTACCGGAGTTACAAGAAGATATGGGCAAGATAGTAACAAACATGATGAATGCAGATTGGCTTACCATGAATGAGAAACGTGAGGCGATGCGTTATGATCCTATTGAAAAACCTGAGTTCAATACAGCTTACACAACGAATACAAAAGTACCATTAGAAGAAGCCTTTGAAAGCACAGGAAACAGTTTACCCGATGATGAGGTAAATGAAGATGCAACAAAAGATATTTACAAATAATGTGGGAGCAGTTCGCAAAAAGACAGCAACGAATAGAAAAAGCCTATGTTCCAAGAGTAAAGGCTGCCATCTCTAAAGAGATTGGTAAGGTTGTGGCCCATATTAAGCGAAACGGATTAACAGGCTATCAGTCATTTATTCATCATGCGATTAATGCAGAAGATGTTTTTAAGATACTAAAAGACTTGTATAAAACGGCTGCGATACAAGAAGCGAATATCACTTACAAGGAATTAAGAGCCAAGCACTACAAACTAAGAACATTCGGCTATAATGAAGCGTGGAGTAATGTTATTGATACGCATTTAGGCAATTTGAAGTTATTGGAAACTTGTCAGAACATCAGCGAAACAACGAAAGAAAGGATATTACAAGTTATTGCCAAAGGTTTACGAGAAGGATTAGGATTTGAAGAAATAGCGAGGCAAATAGAAAGCGATGAAATCCCTTTACAAAGAGCGAGGTTGATAGTAAGGACTGAAAGTATAGGAGCCATGAATATCGGCTCTATGATGGGTGCTATTTCAACCGGTATTCAATATCAAAAAAGATGGGTAACAGCGAAAGACCATCGGGTAAGAGGTACAAAACCAACGGATAGGTTTTCTCATTTGGCTTTATCGGGTGATACGGTGGAAATGGTAAAATCTTTTAACAATGGCGAGGCGATACGCTATCCCGGTGATAAGAATGCAAGTCCGGGCAATTTCTGTAATTGTCGTTGTACGATGCAGTACATAGCCAAAAGGGATTCAAGCGGCAGTATCATGCTTTATCCGAATGTACCTGAGAAACCAGCACCAGGCAAAGAGATGAGTAATTTACTGATAAGTTTGATTGGTGGTGTTTTATTTGGGGATAGTATTTCGGATTTGTTTTAAAATAATATTATTATATTGCGTGTAATTACATTGTATGAACATTCTAATTAAGAATTGCCCATCTCTCATTGGTGATTTTTTAGGCATTGCACCCGCATTGCAGAAGTTAGCAAAGAATAATAATGTTTACGTTGATACATCTTACGAGATAGATAGTTTGCTTGAATTAGTATCGAGCCGACATAATATTTTTAAGCAGAAAAATATTTTACTCACCAATCAAGGCACAAGCGGATGGGGTGTTAATCCCGATGCGGTAAAGATTACAAAGCACATACCTACTATTACAGCCGAAGATATTATTAAGCACTTAAATTAGTTACAATGGATAACAACACCATCATTCTCGTATTAATCTTATCAAATTTATTAATGTTTTTTATTTTCTTAAATGAGAATTTAAAAGTAAGAGGATTGAGATACACTGTTAAAAGATGCGTTGAAGATTATAAGTTCTTAGAAAACAAAACCAATGAATTAAATAAACAGTTAATTGCTGCTAATAAAACGATTGATACCCTTAAAAAAGCACACGATGTATTTTCCGAGCAGTACAGTAAACTTGAAACAAAATACAAATTCCTATTGGATGCTGCTAAGAAATTAACAAAATCAGTTAAACTACCAAAAGAACAACCTAAAAAGAAAACTGTAAAAAAGTAATCATTGAATATCATCATTCCCTTCCCTGAATTAGTTACAGGAGTACATTACCATCGTTTAAAGCTGCCTTTTAGTTTAATTAAAGGCAATATTAAGTTTTTACAGAAAGTGGATCCCGAAGTTATGGCATGGGCTGATGTAATGATAATCTCTCGTGATATTGGTAACTCTCGAAGCGAAGTACGACAAATTTGTGATTTTTATAAAATCAAATTGATTTATGATTTTGATGATAGCCCTTTTTTAGATCATACTCATAGAGCATTTGCAGACTATCAAAAAAACAAAGTAACAGAAAATCAATTATACAATGTTTCTATTTCAGATTGTGTTTGGGTAACAAATGAAAGATTAAAAAAAGTATTACTAACTTTTAATACCAACATTGATATTATCCCTAACTCTATTCCACTCGGTTACGACCAATTTAAAGAAAGTAAAAACCCAAGTGAAAAAATACGGTTTATTTATGCCGGTGGCACAACGCACTACAAAGATTTATTACTGATTGAGAATACTTGTCGGGTATTAAGAAAAAACGAAAAGTTTAAAAGTATCGGACAGATGGTAATGGCAGGATATTCAGATAATCCAAAGTACAAAGATTATTGGGATAAGGCAGAAGCACTTTATTCAGGACAGCGGCCTAATTGGGAAACATACAAAAGGGTTTATCAGTTGCTTACTCCTGAATACATGAATTTGTATAAAGATGGCGATGTTGGGTTAGTGCCTTTGGTAGATAATGAATTTAACCGGTGCAAGAGTAATTTAAAGTTACTTGAATTGGGAACAAAGAAACTCCCTGCGATTGTTAGTTATATGCCTACCTATACGGACAACAATCCTCCTGTGAAGTGGGTGAAAAAAGAAAGCGATTGGTTAGAATACATCATGTTTTACATCAATCATCCTGAAAAGATAAAAGAAGATGGAGAAAAGTTGTATGAGTGGGTAAAGACTTATTACTCGATGGATGATGTTAATACTAAAAGGATTGAATCGATAAAGAGATTATTAAACTAACAATTGTGTAAAAGTAAATTTTTTAATTATCTTGAAAATAATTAAATTCGCTTTCATATAATGTTATTAGAAGTCGGATATACCGAAATTATTAAGCCTCCAAAGGCAAAGAAGATTGAGCCTACTGTTAATAGTGGCAAATCAATACCAAAGAAAGAGCCTGACGTTAAAAGCGTTAGACGTAGATACAACAGGAAAAAAGGTTAAGGTTGCTATTGCTCATCTTGGCAACAAAGACAGGGATGGCGACATCTTTACCGATGACGCTTTCGATAAAACCATCGCTGAACGTGGTCCTAAAGGAACAAATGAAATTTGGCATTTAGTCGATCACAACCCTTCTATTAAATCCGCACTCGGCAAGTTTACAGAGTTATACAAGGAAAATTCAATGATTGTAGGTGTTTCATCTTACAAAGAAACTAATCTTTGGAAAGATGTATGGCCATTATATGAATCCGGTGAAATCAATCAACACTCCGTTGGTTTTTCAGTACCTAAAGGCAAACAGGAACAAAAAGACGATTACAACGAAATCAGAGAAGTGAAACTTTGGGAAGGTTCTTCTGTATTGTGGGGTGCTAATCCTCAAACTCCTACTCTTGGAGTGTTCAAATCATTAACTGAAAAGGACTTGGTTGATGAAATAGAAAAACGCTTTTCTCTCTTAAAAAAAGGTATCAAGAATGAAGTTGAGACTTCATTACTACTTATACAAATCGAACAATTAAAAGAAGCATACATCGAAAAAATGACAAGCATCACTCAACCCGCACCTATTGCAGTTGAGCCGATTAAAGAGTTTGACGTGAACGCTTTTCGTGAATTGATTAAATCAAACTTTTCAATCAAATAACATGGAAATCAAGGATATTAAAGATGTTGTTGTTGGCGAATTAAAAAGCACAAGTGATGCTATCAATGCCAATATCGACACAAAAGTTAAAGCTGCTACCGATGCAGTTGAAAGCGTAAAAATTGCGGTTACAAAAGACATCGCAGACGTAAAAGAAGAATTGAACAAAGTAAAAGCTGCGCAAGGCAAAAAGAAATTTTCTGCTTCTAATGGTGTTAATTTTGGTGAAGAATTTGCCGAAAAAGTGGCAGAATCTTTTGACAAGATTAAAAAAGTATCAAAAGGTAATGCTTTTGAATTAGAGTTGAAATCTGCTGCTAACATGACGTTGGCTTCTGATTTAACTTCAGGTTCTCCTATCTTAACATACCAACCCGGTGTTAATATCTATCCCGGACCTAAAGTAAACTTCAGAGATATTGTTGCTGCTGTTCCAAGTGATACAGGTGCATACGCTATCGCTCGTGAAGATTACGCTAATGCGCAGGGTGCATTTGCTTCACAGACAGAAGGTGCTTCTATCGCACAAATCGAAAAACCTTTCAAAATTGTTACTTACAACAGTGGTTATATCAGCGGTTTTGCTCGTGTAACTAAACAAATGTTGGCAAACTTGAAATGGGTTCAAACAGCATTGCCTCAGATGTTGCTTCGTGATTTGTTCATCAAAGAAAACAGCATTTTCCATACAGCTTTGGCTGCTGAAAGTGGTGTAAACGCTTCTGTTGCTGATACAGTCTCAAACTATGTTGAAAGATTAATCAATGAAACTGCAAACTTGGAAGCATACAGTTCAGGCGGTTTCTCATTCGATGTTAATACCATCGTTGTAAACCCTAAAGACTGGGCTAAGATTATCGAATACAAAGCAAGTGGTTCAGGTCAATACACTTATCCGGGTGTGTTAATGGTGGCTGCTAATGGTGAATTAACCTTAAATGGTGTTCCTGTTAAGAAAGCCCCTTGGGTTCCACAAGGTCATTATTGGATTGGTGATTTCGGCTTTGCAAAACGCTTGATTACCGAAGATATGAAAGTGGAGTTCTTCGAACAAGACGGAACAAACGTAACACAAAACTTAATCACAGTTAGATGTCAAGTATTTGAAGTGTTGGGTGTAGATGTACCTCAAGCATTCACTTACGGATCATTTACTGCGTAATCAGTTACAATAAAAGTCGGGGTGAATAGAGAAACTTGCGCATGAAGATAATTAAGCGCAAGGATGGTCGAACATCCTCCCCGACCAACTTTAAAAAATGGTTTATAACAATTTTTTAGAAATAGATATTACCGATACGACTGGAGTTAGTGAGGTTGTGTCATTATCAGATGCTAAGGCTATGCTTCGCTTATCTAATACAAGTGAGGATAGTTTTATCAGTTCTTTGATCATTGCCGGTAGAGTATGGTGTGAAAGATATTTGAATAAATCAGTAATGCCTAAAAGCATTGTGGCTTTGGTAAACCATGACGGCAAATATTCGATGCCATTGGCTTACTTACCATTAGGCAATATTACAAAGGTTGAGTTTAGGTGGGTACCGAGTACAACGTGGCAGGACATTACAACACAGACGAGCCAGTGGGAAATGCAAGGAAGTAGATTTTTCTCTTACAATCCCGGTCAGTATCGAATAACTTATACAACAATTCAGGACACGAATAATATTGAGATTATCAAATTAGCGATTAAGCAGTTTGTAACATTTTATTTCGAGAATAGAGGTGATGAGCAGTTGTATCAGTTAGGAAGTAGCAAAGAAGCGGTTACAGTAGTGCCGGACATTATCGAAAATACTTTAAAGCTGATTAAAAATAATACATGGTTCGGATAGGTTCTTTAAAAAGACAAATCACGTTTCAGAAGAATACACCTGTAACAGATGGAGCGGGTGGTTTTACTGATACATGGACAGACGATAAGACTGTGTATTGTTCGATTATTCCAAATAATTCGACTACTGATAAATATGAGTTTGGAGTAGCGGTAATAAAGCAAGGGTTTACTTGTTTGATAAGATATAATGATTACACACCTGTTGTAAATGGTCAAGTGAAATACAATGATGATTTAACGACAAGGTATTTGCAGATAAACTCATTGACGGAGATAAACGATGGCAGGAGATATTGGCAAATGAAATTAACTGAAGCAAAGAATGGGTAAAGGTTTTGTTTTAGATGTAAGAAGTTTTGATAAAGTTCTTTCAAATCTTGAGAGCAAGAAAGCGGATATAAGGAGAAAAGCAGATGCGGCTGTTGATAACAATTGTCAGACAATCGCTAACAATGCCATCAATGATGCACCGGTAAATATGGGCGATTTAAGAGCGGCCATAACGGTTAGGAGAGGTAATAAGGAATTATTTAGAGAAGTGGTTGCACAAACTGTTTATGCACCTTTTGTGGAGTTTGGAACGATGAGTTATGTTGATGTGCCTCCTGAATTAGAGGAGTATGCGCAACAGTTTAGAGGACAAGGCAAAGGAGAAAATAGTGCATGGAGTATGATTAGTGCATGGTGTGAAAGAAAAGGAATTGATAAAAAAGCATGGTACCCGATTTATTTAAGTGTAATGCGCAATGGTATTCATCCTCATCCTTTTATGTGGCCCAATGTGATTAACCAAAAACCACAATTGATAAACGATTTAAAGGAAGCTGTTAAATGATAGAAGTAGGCGAACAGGTACGCAAAGCATTTTATAACAAAATATCAGCACTTACATACAACGGTAATGCGGTAAGTGTATTTGATGAATTGAGTGTAAAAGCGCAAACAACTCCTTATGTAATCCTTTCTTCTCAAGTAGAACAACAAACAGATGTTGATGTGAGAGATACTTTTAGTGCAAGTATTTTAATTAAAATAACCGATGCACAAAGTCAATCAGCAACAAAAACAAATGTGGAAGCACTCGGAAAATTGATTTTCGATGCGGTAAAAGGAGATCAGATTGATTTTGGTACAGATTGGGCGATTAGAGGAGTAAAAATTCAGAGTACGAATTATTTAACTCAGGATGTGGGAGATAAAGTGTATGTGCAAAAGATTTATCGGTACTCAATGGACCTAGAAAACATTTCATAAAAATAAAAAACAAATACAATGTCAGCAACCAAGTTTAAAGGTAAAGGGATATACCTCCAAGTAAGTACAGACGGCACTACTTGGAATACTCTTGCCGCACTTCAAAAAAAATCTTTCAAGGTTGATAATGAAGAAATCGACACAACAAATGACACGACCGGTGGATCATTAAAAGAACTTTCTCCGGGCTTACAAAATTTAAGTTTGGATTTCGAAGGTTTTTCTTACACAAGTGCTGCTCCTACCGGTTATTCATCTTACAATGAAATGCTTACTTTAACCGGAGCGCAAACAGTTGTAAGTATCAGATTAGTAGATAATATTTCTACTCCTGTAAACAGAAACATGACAGGAACAGGATTTTTCAAATCATTGGAAGAAATGTATGAAACCAATAAATACACAGAGTTTAAAGGTTCATTCGCATTTCAAACTATTTCAACTTATTAATAAATGAATGGTTATTGTCAAATTGAACTCGGAGGCGAACTTCGAGGGTTAAAATTTAATATGCACTCAATTGAGATCATCAGTCGTGCTGATTATGAGTATGTAAGTGATGATAAAGGAAATGTAGAAGCAAAACTCAAAGCGAAAGAAGATACAAGTTTTGCAGCGATTGTAAAATTTGTTTATGCGGGATTGTGTGGTAATGCTTTTGCTAAGAGTGGAGGGATTGAAACTATTTGCCAAGAAAAGAAAGAAGATATTGCTGAATGGGTGGAGGACTTATTTTTTAGTGATAAAAAAGCAAGTTTTATCAAATCAGTGATGGAGGCTTATTGGAGTTCAAAGCCAATGCAAAAAGTAATTGAAGATTCAAAGGATGAGGTAAAAAAAAAGAAGCGATAAGTTGGGATGATGTGCATGAGTTTGCTTTTGGAATACTCGGCTTACTGCCACGAGAATATTATATGATGACAGAGGCCGAGTATGTTTCTTGTTGCAAAGGTTATTCAAAGAGAGAAAAAGGTGAATGGCAAAGAGCGAGATTAATAGCTTACACGATACATACTCACATGGCAAGTAATCCGGTAGATATTGAGGAGTTTTTGCCTTTGGAAGAAAAGCAATCAGAGCGAATGACGGAGGAGGAAATGGATGAAATATTTAATCAACATACAAACTTTTTAGGATAATGGCAGCAGAAGAAGGACTTATAATAGGGATTGGTGCTGACACATCCGATTTAGAGAGTGGAATAAATGCTGCCAAGAAATCCGTTCAAGATTTTAGCGGGGCCTTACAGGGTGCGTTAAGTGAAGCTACCGGGCAATTATCTGACTTAAATTCTAAGTTAGAAAGTTTACAATTTGAGAAGGCTTTTGGTGATGGTTCAACCAGTGCAAGTGCTTTAAATAAAGAGATAGCACAAACTAAATTACAAATCAATTTAGTTACTAAGGAAATTGAGCAGTATAAGGGTGCGATGAGTGGTGCAACGAATCAGAGTGATTCAATGCGCAATGTGATGATGGCGACCAATAGAGTAATCAGGGATTCTCATTCCCTACTCTATTCAACAAACAGAGGTATTGCAGAATTAACTTACGCATTACCCAATTTAGCAGCGAAATTAGGCGAAGTAAAAGCCGAAACAGGTTCATGGAATAGTGCATTAGGCTTATTAGGTTCTACGCTATTTAGTTGGCAATCGGCTTTATTTATTGCCGGTACAGCTTTAGCGATGTTTTTAAGACATCATAAAGAAGCAAAAGAATCTGTTACAAGTTTAAACGATTCAATTAAAGACGAAGCATCAGCAATTAGTTTAGCTGAAAAAGAATATGTAAAGACATCTTCTGCTATTGATAGTGTAAAAGAATCAATTGAACTTGCTAAACAAGGGATTATTAGTAAAAAAGATGCTATTGCTGAATATAATAAAGAATTAGGCAACGCATTAGGCAAGGTAACAAGTTTAGAAGCTGCCGAAAAAAGTATTACTGATAAAGGCCCTGCTTTTATACAAATGACAATGCTAAAAGCAGCAGCCAATTTAGCGTATGAAGCGGCAGCTAAAAAAGCATTTGAGGCAGCACAAGCTCACGCAAAAGCTGAGGCAGATGCGTTTAAAGAAAGTGCAAATCTTACTCAAAAGGCAATTGCATTTGGTGCGGGTAATAATTCTGCACCGGGATTTGTTCCTAATCAAACAGGAAGTACAAAGTTAAAAACTGATTATATAAAATCAGAAGGTGAGGCAATTAAAAAAGCACAAGAAAAAGCAGCTAATGATCAAAAATCTAATCTTGAAAAGATTGGTAATGATTTAATGAAACAGGCTGCTGACATAGCAAAGAAGTCAAATATTAAATTTTTAGATGAGTTAAAAGATCCAAAAACACCAAAACCTAAGAAAGACAAAGAAGAACATTTGCGCAAAGTAGATGGCATTACTTTGGAGCAAAAAGCGATGCAAGAGTATGGCATTGCTTTAAAAGATATTGCTGTTAAGGAAAATGCGTTAGGTAAAAATCTGAATAGTGAAAAGATAAGGGCTACTGAACAGGCTATTGATAAATTAATGAAAGCGGGTGCAAATCCTGCGGCAGACCATAATTTAAAATCATTAATTTTAGATTTAAAGAATTACGAAGCACAAGCGGACTTATCAGCAAGAAAAGCCCCTGCAATGCAGAGGGATATGGCTACACAATCACAGAAATTTGCAGAAGCTAACCAAGCAATACAAGAAAAATTACAAAAAGAAGCTGATTTTGTAGACAATACACTTGCTCCGGCATTTACTAATTTTTTTAGCGGTTTAGCTGATGGTGCGGATGTAAGTCTTAATAGTGTTATTAAAGATATTGCAAAAATGATAGAAAAACTTGCAGCAGCAGCAGCCGCAGCCGAAGTATTAAATCTATTATTAGCAGCATCAGGATTAGGAGCAGGGAGTTCTTTATTAGGAAGTGCAAAGGCAGGAACAAGCGGAGGTTTTATGTCTATTTTTAAAAACATTACAGGGTTTGCTTCGGGTGGTGTTGTACCTCCGGGTTATAGCAACGATACATACTTAGCACGATTGAGTAGTGGCGAAAGTGTTTTAACTCCTGCACAATTAAAAGCGGTTGCGTCAAGTGGCGCAGGAAGCCAAAGCGGATTTGTAGCAAGAACAGAAATAAGCGGAAACGCTTTAGGCATAGTAATAGAAAGAGCAAACAGGTCAAGAGGTCGCACCTACTAACAATTGTGTAAAAAATTACACATCAATTATTCTTAAAATAATTATATTGCATTTATTATAATTTAAGATTGAGTTTTTATGAATCTTGTCTTACGGCATAGTATATCAAATTAGTTTTAAAACACTTTCCGATAATGCCGGACTAATTAATCTTTTACAAAAGGGTTATAGTGGTTCTATCACTCAATTAAAAGGAACTGCGCAACCCATTGTAATCTCTTACAAATCGGGTGATTATTACGCTACGGATCCCATTCGTGGCAGCGAAGCGGATATTTCATTTTACAATCAAGGTGCTACTCCTCTATCAACTTTTGAAGCCAATAGCGATAATGTTTGGCGAGTAGATTATTATTTAAACTCTAATTTAGAGTGGAGTGGATTTTTAGTGATGGATGATTGCAGAGAGGCTTTGCTTAGCACTCCTACCGTTATTAACTTAAAAGCCAATGATGGATTGGGGTTATTAAAGGATGTAGCTTTTACAGATTTAACAGGAAGCATTATTTATTACGGAGGAGGAAGTAATGGAACGATAAAACTTTTAGATGTTTTAAATTATTGCTTATACAGAACAGGATTATTGTTACCTACGAACAATTACTTAAATATGTTCGAGGTAGGTATGAACGACAGGACTTCAACGAATACCAATGATCCTTTTGCACAGGCTTACGTTGATCCAAGAATGTATCTGCTGACTGAAACAGATGCAGGGCTTGTAAAGAATAGCGCTAATCCGGTATTACTATCGGATATAGTGAAAGACTGTTATACGGTTTTACAAAGTCTTTTAGCCGATTGGAATTGTACCATATTTCAGAATAACGGTCAATGGAACATAGTTAGATGGGTTGAATTAAAAGACTTTTCAAACAATCCTCCCGGCACACAATATCAGATGGATGCGAGTACCGGTGCATTTAATTCGCCAAGTGTAGCACCTTCTTTAAGTTTGATAAATATCGGTTCTTCTAAGTCGGTTAAGTTTATCAATGCTTCACAAACGAGGTATTTTATACGACCTAACAGCTATGTAAACAATCAGTTTAATTATCAGCAACCACAAAAGCTGATTTTAAACATGGATTTGATGACATTAGGCTCTTTGGTAGCAACTTCTTACGCTACTATTAACGGTGTTAAATACAAATATGAAGATTATCTTTTACCCGATTGGACTTTTAATGGCCCTTCTTATATCTCTTACATCAGAAAAGTAAGCGATACAAGAACAAATTTAGAGGTAGATAGATTTATTTATATGCCTTTAGATCAGGCTTATTTTACAAATAGTCATGGCGATACTGATTATAAAAATATTCAGTTTAATGATATTATAGTCAGCCAAAATTCAAGGATGGATTTTAGTGCTGATTGCTGTATGCAGGGCAATATAGATGCAAGTTTTTGTGTATCATTTAATCTACAATCAGCAGCAGATCCGACAAAGTTCTATGAATTGGCTTTAGTAGGTGGTTCTTATAATTATTTCAGATGGAATGGCCCTTACACTTCACATGAAGACGGGAAGATATATGAGTTTTTTAGTGCTTCTGTGTGGTCGCCTACCAATAACAATTACAATACTTTTTCTTTAAGCGGATTGATTACGGCTCCATCGAATAGTGTAAACAAGATTTTTCCTGCTTTCCCGGTAGATGGCATTTTAAAAATAAGATTGTACGGTTTTAATTTTAACGGTGCAACTGCGACAACGTGCTATGTAAAAAACCTAAGTATTACGATGGATTATTACATTAACCAAAGCACCAAAATAACAGGGCATTATAATAAATCATCTATACAGAACGCATCCATCAGAAAAAACATAAGCAATCAATTAACTTATTCAGATTCGCCTGTATTTTCTATCAATGGCGCTTTACTCGTGGGAGGCACAACTAAAACAGCAGCTTGGAAGAATTATTGGAGTATGCCTCCTGAAAATTTAAGTTTGGTAACTACCGGCATTACTTCAACAAATCCTACTATCAGAAAATGTAATGTTACGATAAAATACGCAGGAACTCCTGTAAGTGGTTACACTTTTGATGTACCCGCAGGAACGACTGTTCTCACATTTGCCTCTTTGGGATTGGCTGATTTATCGGGTATTATCGGGCCAAGTGGCTACCAACTAATCATTAATTATTACTACGCTTTCGCTCCTTCTTTTGGATTTGTGCAAACAGTAGAAAAAATGTTTTTAACGGATGCGCTTAGAACAAAAGTGGATTGCGATTTAAAAGGTGTGGGCTTTGGTGTAGGAAATGTGTTTGAAGTAGATGAATTAAGCGGCCTGAATTTCATTTTAGGGCAATGTGAGTTTGATATAGCTAATGAAACAATGAATGGAACATTAGAGGAATTGTGGAATAGTGGTGAAACATTCGATCCAACAAGTTTTGATAACGAATTTAATTATTTATACTCGTGAGTGTAGTAAAGGGAAAAAGTTTTTTGTTGATGGTGCAAAAGTCAGGTGTCTATGTTCCAATAGCCACAGGGAGAGATATTTCTTTAGATCAACAAAGAGAAGTATTAGAAGCCTCATCATCATCAAGCGGTAAATGGAGGGAATTTATAAAAGGAAAGATAACGGCTAATATTTCTGTTAGTGGGTTACAGTCTTATAATTATTCATCATTTTTTACGGCTGATAACATTTTTGATGAGTTTAGCGGTAATGATAGTGGTTCTTTGCCGTTTCAATTTGTGGCAAATGGTGATGGTGGTTCGGTATTATATTCAGGTAATATTTTACTAACTTCTTTAAGTTTAAAAAGAAGTTACAACGATGCTTCTGTTTTTGATTTATCAGCACAAGTAACAGGCCCGGTAACAAGAACAACAAGCGGTACTCCGATAACTCCTCCAACAACAGGAGTATTGATTGTGAATCCTACATCAGTAATAGCGATTGAATACACTGCTACCGGTGGCGAAAGCGTTACCAATCCTTTGTTAGTAGGAATTATCCCTTTGATTGTAACACGAGGAGGTATTGAAACAGGAACAATCATAACAAGCGGTACTCCGACAGGATCACAAGTTTTATACAATTCAAGCACCGGCACATTTGTTTTTTCTTCTGATAATCCCTTAGTAGCGGGTGAATTTGTACGTTTTATTTATTCTAAAACAATCAATGTTTATCAATTCATTTCTTCTACAAGCGGAGCAACGTATATCAATACTTCATTAGAAGATAAAACAATGATTTCATTTAGCAGAAACGGTATTGCACAATCTATTATTACAAGCGGTACTCCAAGCGGAGCGCAAATCAAATTTGATAATACAACAGGAACAATCACTTTCCCAAGCGGCAATTTATTAACCGTTGGGGAATCAATAAGGATAGTATATGAATAGAATAAAAATACTTTTAATCATCGCTTTATTTATCTCATTGGGAGGTAAAGCGCAATCATGGTTAATCACCGGGCAAAAACAACGATTTGCTGCGGGATTAGGAATACCTGTACGAGATACGCTAACCAGTTCTTCTGCTGATTCAGCGCAATTAGTATTAAGGCCACAGGACAGCACTTTTTACGGAAAATATAAAGGCTATTGGAAAAAATTAAGTGGTGCTGATACTTCTTTTTTAAATCAGTATTACGTTCAAATCCAAACCCAAAATCCGACAGCATCTTTAAGCGGTGGATATTCGTATGAAAGACACGCATCGGGAACATTTACGGTTTCATTAAGTTGGTCAGCAGGGCGACAAGCTGCGGGAACAGGTGTGAATGCTACCAATCCTTTAAGTTCTATTGTCGTTGCGGGAACAAGCGAAAGTTTTTCTCAGCCAAGTGCGGGAAGTAGTGTAAGCGGAACACAGAGCGTTACAGTTACTTATAATAGCAATACAACGTATAACAATGTTGTAACAACAACGGATAGTAAAACGGCAACAGCTTCTACTTCATTTACTGTTTATGATAAGCGTTATTTAGGATGGGCAGCGACTTCCACTCCTTCCAATGCAGAAATATTAGCGGCAGTTTACCAAGATAATTCAGGTAACAGTTCATCGCTTACTAATACACTGGCTCAATTAGGCAGTGATAAATATTTATTTTTTGTAACGACATCAACGGTAACAAGTGTAAGTGTAAACGGTTTTCCAAGTACATCTGCATTTACTTTAAATACATCGAAAAGTTTTACGAATGCGAGTGGTGGTGCTTTTAGCGGTTACATCACAGTCAGTAATAATGCTTTTGGATCAACATCAACAAACACAGTAAGTTTTAACTAATATGAAAAAAATCTTTTTAATATTTTTCTTTCTGTTTTCAACTTGTGAATTATTTGCACAAGTGAATATCGGTGCAGATGGAAGGGTACATAGTTCTTCCACAGGTGGAACGGTAACGCTCAGTAATGAATTAACTATCGCTACTGATACGACTTCCCGAAAGACAGGATTTGCTTTTGTAGGTGGGCAGTTGTATTCAGGTAATGGTACTTATTACACTATTACAAGCGGATTGCAATTAGACAGCACCCGATTAGCGTTCTTAGCGAAAAATCAAACATTTACCGGACAAAATAAGTTCGGTTCTCCGGTGGCCGGAAGTAGTGGCACATGGAGTACACAGGCTTTGATTTCTGATAATATTGTGGCTAATAATCTGACAGGATTAGGAACAGCAAATAATAGTGTAGGAAGCGGTGTAAACTTTGCTTTAACAACAGGTGGCGGATCTCCTACTTATGCGCATTTATTACAATTAGGCGCAAGTGGGCAGTTAAGTTTATGGAATTTCAATGCGAGTAGAAACACATGGGTAAATGGCAATCAGTTTTTAATTGATGGCAATATTTTAATGGGTTCGGATAGTGCTGCTGCACGTTCTTATGTGCGTTCTTATGCACAGCCGACAGGGGCTTATTTATTAGCGGGTAACAACTTAGCCGATGTAACGAATATTACCACAGCGAGAAGTAATTTAAGTGCAGTTGGTTATTCCGATACATCTTCTATGTTATCTCCTTATCGTAGAACAACAACTAAAATTACAAATAGTGATTTAGCGAACAGTACAATATCGGGGGTAAGTTTAGGAAGCAATTTAAACGCATTATCGAATGGATATGGTATATCTACTTTGTCTTACAATGGTTCAGCAACAGGAAGTGTAACAGTAGATAGTACAGCATTATCAACAAAAAATAATGTACTTAATCAATTAAATAAATACACAGGAACAACCAATACAACCACTTTAGGAACAATAACAACAGGTGTTTGGAATGGTACTGCTATTTCAAATAGTTACTTAGCCAATTCAACTATAAGCGGTGTATCATTAGGTTCTAATCTTGCTACACATTCATTTGATGCTACATTAACAAATAGTTCAGGTGCATCTTCTTACAATGGTTCATCAGCAAGTACATGGGGAATTAACCTTGCTAACTCAAATACTTGGACTGCACCAACAACTTTTACTGTAAGTACATCTACATCTAACAATGCAATTAGAGTAAATGCAACATTGCCTACAAGTATGTCGGGGACAACAATCGGTAGTTATTTCAATAATTCAACATCAAGTAATTCAAGTCAAGCAAATATAGGGTTATATACTTATTATTCAGGTTATTCAGGAAGTTCATCGTCTGTTGGATTTGAAAGTGATTTAAACGGTAGTGGAACAGGTAATGATTTGAAATGGGGAACTGCAATAGTAAATCCACTCGGAAACTTGGGGCTAAATGCTTATTCATACGGTACTAATACAGGTCTTAACTTAGGTGGTAATATGGAAGCAGGTGCGGGAAGTTTAAATATTGGAGTGATGGGCAAAGCTGTACAAGGCAAAAATTCGGCTACAAATATAGGCGTATTAGGAATGGGTAGAAATACAAACACTTCTCCAATACAAATAGGTGGTTATTTTACATTAAGAAATACAGCCCCTACTTACGCATCAGCAGCTTTAATAGCAGACAATGGCGACCAATCAGCACCAATATTTATGGGGAGATTAAATGGTACAGACAGAATTGGGTTTGATGCAAGTGCTAATTTATATTTTAAAGGTGCAACAAGCGGTACAGTAACATTAGCTACTCAATCAGCAGCAGGAACATATACCCTTACCCTACCTAATACAGCAGGAACTAATGGTTATGGATTAAGTACAGATGGAAGTGGTAATTTAAGTTGGAGTGCCATTACTACACCATCATCATCATTTTATTTAGGAACAACTTCAATCGCTTTAAACCGTTCAAGTGCTTCTCAATCATTAACAGGTATTTCAATTGATGGTAATGCAGGAACGGTTACTAATGGGGCTTATGTGAATGTGAATAATACTTTTACAGGTGCTAATAATGTCTTTGGTAATGGTTCAGGTCAAGTATATCCAATAATAAATGGCGGGACAGGAACTACAAATGGTGCGGGTTTAGCATTTCAAGGAAATGGTTCTTATGAATCAATTATTGGAACGGAATCAATGGTTACAGGAAGTGGTGCTTTAAGAAATTTAAGAATACAATCATACTCAAATGGTATTACATTAAGTGCTTCAACGAATTTAACCTTTATTGTTGGTTCTACTTTCGCAACCGCAGGAGTTCTCACGAACAATTCAAGTGGTGTGATAAGTTCATCTAACGGTACAGGCTTTTTAAAAATGAGCAGTGGAACAATAAGCTATGATAACAGCACTTACCTTACAACATCATCTGCTGCAAGTACATATTTGCCTTTAACTGGCGGAACACTTACAGGTGCATTAAGTGGTACAAGTGCAACATTAAGCGGAACAACAGCATCATCATCTTATACAACAGGTGCATTAGTAGTAAGCGGTGGTGTAGGTATTGCAGGGGCTGTGTATGCAAATAGTACCATGAATGTTGCAGGCTACTTAACAGCAAGCGGTGGCGCAGGTACTTCAGATATTCGGCTAAAAACAAACATCGTTTACAATCCTAACATTTCAATTCTTGACAGCATTGATTTTATTCAATACAACATGAAAGACAACCCAAACAGATTGAGATATGGAAACATTGCACAGCAAGTTGAAAAGTATTATCCCGATTTAGTATTAACGAATGAGCAAGGCACTAAGGCTATCATGTATGACGATTTACAGAACATGGAAATTAACGAACTAAAAGAAAGAGTAAAGGCATTGGAAAAAGCAGTAAAGCAATTAGAGATACTTAATAAAATGACTTTGAACGCAATTAAAACAACGCAGAAATGAGAAAAATAATCTTATCAATAACCGTCTGTCTTTCATTGTTGGTTGTTTTTTGCGGGAGCAAGCAACCAAACGTTGCACCTGCAAAAATAGTGTACAGCGATAGTTTCGCTGCTCTTAATCCTACTGATTTTGTAACTAATAATGTATTGAAGTCAGCAGTTTATCATGGTGATTTTGTTGCTATTGCAACTATTCCAAGTGATAATACATTTGTAACTAAAAATGGCGCAGCTTCTTTAATTTGTATAGACCAAGGAAATAGCTATTATTTAGCACTTCCCTACGGAACTTCATTTGTTACAAAACGCTCATTAACTGCAAGCGGTACGGCACAATTACATACAGGAATAATTTATTATTTAGGTAGTGACGGTCCTGGTTATGTTTGGGGATGGACTTCGTCTTCCGATGCTTGTACTCATTCGGGAGGTTCTACATATACTTTTTACTACAATGGTACTTTTGGAAATGGAACTACATTATATGCTGATATTTGTGGTATAACTCCAATGGCTTATGGTACAGGAGGCGCAGGAACAGGAAATTATTTCTTTAAAGATGGTCAATGGTTTAATCTTAGTGGTAGTGCAGTAGTGAGTAATCTTACTAATTGCAGCGGTGGATTAACAGATGTTTATATACATATTGACAGTTACGGCACAGGTTCAAATTCTTCAACAACAACAGTAAGTAGTTATAGCAATTCAGGAAATACAACAACAGTAAATGTTGATACCAATGTAACAATCACACTTCAATTTGAAGATAATTACGGAGATACGTGGACAGTATCAGGAACATTAAGTAATGGTAGTCATACAGTAAATATAAGTAGTGGTACTGCTCCTGGTGGCGGTACAGTGACAGGATGTACTATTATAGGAATAAGCCCTTCAACATCTTCAACTCAAAACTATATCAATAATTAATTATGAAAAAAATAATCTTTATCATCTTTCTTTTAGTAGGTACAAAATCATTCAGTCAGGACACAACCAATCATCCTGTACTTGATACTTCTTTTCACGAATTATCAGTAGCTAAAATTGATACTATTCAATGGAACTTAACAGATACAGCAGGTGCGGGTTGGTTAGGCTGCAAGACACTAAACGACAACCTTAGTAATAAATGTACTGTTGAATGGTACTTACTTGATGTAAATAAAAATCTCATCGCAGTAAGACACTTTGATTTAACAGGCGATGATTATAAGGCATGGGATGCAACAGCAATTTGGTTAATCTATTACACTCGAAATAAATATTTAAAAACCATAAATTTTAAACAATGAAAAAAATCATAATGATTTTATTAGTCGCTTTTTTAAGCGCAAAAAGTTTTAGTCAGAAGCAGGATAGTTTGATTGTAAGGATTGAAATGGATAGTACAAGTTTTAAGAATGTAGTACAATTAATTCAAGAAAATATCAACGGTCAAACAAAGTCAGGTCAGTTGATATTATCAAACATCTTAGCACCCTTGTATCAGAACGCTAAGTTAGTGCCGAGAGAAAAAGTAGTTGCAGATAAACCTAAAGAAAAAAAATAAAACCATAACAAGTAAAAGTAGAAGCAATGAGAGATTTTTTTAACCAAGTTTTTAGTGGTGGAATAAAACCCGACAGCGCATTGATTGGTGGTGGAAGTGGATTATTAACGCTGAATTTTTTGGATGGATTTGGTGAAATAAATCCTGAAATAACTATTATCCGATTTGCTTTTGCTTGTATGAGTGCAATGGTTTTCGCTTTGTTAGCGGAGTTTATGAAGTATTGGTTTCACCATTATATCAAACCAAAACTTAAAAAAAAAGAACATTAATTTTTTAATCAAACAATAATAATTATGATTCAGTTTATCACAGACAATTCGGCTGTTATTTTAGCAGTTCTTTTCGGAGTTAGTGAGTTACTCGCTAATATCCCTGCTGTAAAAGCAAACAGCGTATTTCAATTAATCTTCGGATGGTTGAAATCAAAGCAGCAACCTAAGTAATCACAGCCCCTTCATCGGGGCTTAAACTTTTTCCTATGTGGGTATTATTCTTAGCATTAGCAGCTATCTGCGATGCAATAATGGACACCTTAAAAGACCATTATGAAATTTCAGTTTTCCATAATTGGAATAAATACTTTTGGAATCCTGCTTATTCATGGAATTATCATAAGAAGTTTTTTGGTATTGTGGAGTTAGATGCTTGGCACATCGTGAAGTATGCTTACTTGTTTTTTCTTTTCTTATCCATATATTACTATAAGACAATTACAGGATGGATTGATATTCCTTTAATGTTCATTTGGTGGTCGGTGTGGTTTGAATTGTTTTATTCAAAACTACTTAGATTATGAAGCAAGAAACACAAGATACCATCATTCAAATATTTTTAAAGATTGTAGTGATATTTATTGTTGCTGTTTTCTTGTTAGGATTATTCTTTTCTATTACCGGATGCAGAACGGTACAAAAATCATTAACAGTAGAAAAGAAAAGCATTGATAGTACAACGGTTATTAAGAAAGAAGAAACACAAAAAGTCATTGATTGGGGCGAAGTATTAAAAGCGGGTGATGTGGATGTTAAGATAACTTTTGATACCAACAAATCGGAAATACCGACAAGTTCCCAAAATGGGAATGATACCACACAACACTACTCTATTGCAACGGACTTTATCTCTCACTTAGTTGATTTGGCACATAAACCCATATCCTCAATAGAAATAAGCGCAAAGAATGTGAGTGATAGTGTACACAATAACGTACAAACTAATGTACTTAAAAGCACAGATAGCACCCATGTAAAAGAAACGGTAAAGAATAAGGATGAGAAAAAAGAAAGCAAGAGCAATACTGTTTTATTAATCATTGCGGGGATTAGTTTGATTGCAGTTGTTTACGGTGCTTATGTAAAAAGTACAGCGAAGAAATTTACAACGCATTAAAAGCAAATGAACTTAAAAAGTTGATTAAATAATATGGCTGACTTTAATTTATACTTTCCGATAGAGCAAAAACTCGAGGGTGTTGTTTATGAAAATGATGCAGTAGATGTAGGTGGATGCACCAAAGTAGGTTTAACGCTTGATGATTTAAAAAAGTATTACAACAATCCTAATCTTACTTGTGATGCAGTTAAAAATATGACAATAGATGAAGCGGGTATTATTCTTAAAAAATTGTATTGGGATTATTACAGAGCCGATGAAATACCTAATCAATCTCTTGCTATGTTTTTGGTAGATAGTAGATTAAATCAAGGTAATGTAATTACAAAGTACATACAACAGATTGTAAGTGTTACTGATGATGGGTTGTTTGGTAATAATACATTCAATGCAATGATGGCTTTCGATGGCAAAGAATTATACAAACAGCTTTATAATAAAAGATTGGTGCGCTATAATAATATAGTGGCATCTAATCCGGTACAAAATAAATTTTATAAGGGTTGGATTAACAGACTTGATGCTATTAAGTTTCAAGCATAATTCGTTTAAACGAAATTAAATTTATGATAGTTAAATCAAAGCGGAAAACCGAAAAAGATTTAAAAACTACACGCAGAAGATTATTCTTCGACATCGAAACTTCGCCAAATGTGGGTTTGTTTTGGGAAGCGGGTTACAAGAAAAACATTGACTACGCTAACATCATCAAGGAACGTGCGATTATTTGTATTTGTTACAAGTGGGAAGATGAAAAAGAGGTTTACTATTTACATTGGGATTCTAAGCAAAACGATAAGCTGCTTTTAATGAAGTTTATTGAAGTGGCTAATGTTGCAGATGAATTAGTAGGGCATAACGGAGATAAATTTGATTTAGCGTGGATCAGAACTCGTTGTCTTTTCCATAAGATTAAAATGTTTCCCAATTACACAACAATAGACACGCTTAAAGTGGCTCGTCAGAAATTTAGATTTAATTCTAATCGTCTTAATTATATCGCTGATTTTTTAGGCATCGGGCAAAAAATAAAAACCGAGTTTGTTTTATGGAAAGATATATGCTTACACAACGATAAGAAAGCATTAGAAGCAATGATTAAATATTGCAAAAAAGATGTTGTGTTATTAGAGAAAGTGTTTTTGTGCTTACGAGGACACATGACACCTAAAACGCATTACGGAGTGATTTACGGACAAGATAGAGGTTCGTGTCCTGAATGTGGCAGCGATGATTTGAAGATAGCTCATAAGAGGGCAACGGCTACGGGGTTAAAGAAAATACAATACCAATGCAATTCATGTGGGCATTATCATACAAAAACAGATAAATGATTGAAGCATTAAAAAATCAAATTGGTGGAAACCATTATAGCGACATGAAAATACAGCCTGTTGAATATATCCATCATAACGATATGAATTATTTACAAGGCGCAGTAGTAAAATATGTTTCTCGTTATAAAAACAAAAACGGAAAGCAAGACTTACAAAAAGCAATTCATTGTTTACAACTTTTAATAGATTTAGAATATGGCAGAGAAAATTGACAAGATACCACCGAAACTTTTTTATAAGCTATCGCAGTCCGAGCAATGGAGTTATGCGGTAGGTAAAATGCGTGAGCATTATGAAATCTCCGAGAAATGGAGAAAAATTAGTATTCAGTGTAATAAATCAGTTATAGTACAAAAAGAAATTGAAAGACCGGATGAAGCAACTTTAAAAAGTTAGTGATGCGATTCCAAAAGATATTCAGCAATGGCAAGGTAAACAATGCAAGACTTTACGAGCAGTTAAAAGTTCTTGATGCAAAAGTATTTTTTGGATGTGGCGATGAGTTTAAAAATAATCGTGATTGGTGGGTAATCGAACACGCAAATAAAATCATTGCTTATTGTGGTTGTTGGTATCGGGATGGCGTTTGTATGTTTTGCAGGGCATGGGTGCAGCAAGATTATCGAGGTAGAGGATTGCATCACCGAATGATAAATATAAGAATAAACGCTGCCAAAAAAATAAACCATACTCCTATCACTTATACAACGGTAAATAATTTTAAGAGTGCGAATAATTTAATCAAACATGGTTTTTTGATTTACCAACCCTCTTATAAATATGCCGGTGATGATGTGATCTATTTTAAAAAGACATTCTAATTATCGTCAGCAAATAGTTGTTTTTGTTACAATTATTTTAAAATTTTACCCTCACTTTTACTCATGGTTGATTGTTTAAAGAGTTGATTAATGTATCAGTATATTTAAGTGCTAATTCCACATCTGCTTTTATAGTACGCTCTATGCTGGGGGTATTAGATGGTAAAGCTGCTAAAGATGATAATATAGAAGTTGCAATATATTCACGTTTGGTTAAGCCTTTTGCAGTTGCACAACTTGTTATATCAATCATCGGATAAGCAAAATCATTTGCGTTTTTCATAACTATACTATATTTAATTGTTTAAAGATGAGGAATGTTTTTTTGCTATTTATTATCATGCAGAATTTACCTTTATGTTTTTCAATAATTTGTATCATTTTATTACATCAATCGTTGTGTTAGCTGCCATTTTTGGACAGACTATCAATTTCGGCAATTTGCTTTTCGACCTCTTCAATCTGTTTATCTACGTCTGACAAATCATCTTTTGAATAATAGTCATCGCCATAAACACTACTGCAATCAATAAGTCTTGGCAAATTCGTTTTATAGTGTTTCAGTTTAGCAAGTTTCTTTTTTAGTTGTTTGCGTTCAGTCATAATAAAACGGCAGCTAACACTGCATTTGTGCAAGCGGGCGGACAGCTTGCGGTTAATAATAAGTTGTATCTATGCCCGCCTGACACAAATGCTTTAACGTTAGTGGCTATACTACCAGACTTAATTTTCGGTGGTGTAATTGATTTCTTTTACGCCTGACGAATCCATTTTTATACTTTTTGTTGCAAATTTTCTCATTAAATCAATTCCCCTTAAATAGTTATCACAGAACGATTCAATTTTCATCATACAATTAACATATCCTTCCTCTTTTTCATCCCATATTAGAAAAGTGTACATATCGTGTAAAGACGGGTATTTAGGGTTAATATTTTTAAATATCAATAGTTTCTTTTCTATATCTGTAATACATTCGTATTTGTCGGGACTGTTCATTACGCTATTTGCATAATCTTTCATTGCTTGATTCATAATATTTTTAATTTTAAAGTTACTAATTAATCACCCGCACAGCCACTAACAAACGGTTTGCTGCAATAGTGGCTTGACGTTCTTAATTTCATCTTTTTCCATACTTTATTGTTTAGGGTGAGTGAATTAAAAGTTTTCCATTTCGATCTGCTTCGTGAAATACCGGGCAACGGCTATTTTTTTACAATAGGGCTGAATAAATGCCTTATCCTCACATTTACGTTTAATGTCTATCTGATCTCTCAACCCATTAGCTGAGTTGATTAAAGAATTTACTACCATCACTTTAATATTGGCTCTTTCATCCTCACTTAAAACCAATTCGCCTTTTTTTACTAAAATGTTATAGCAAGAGATAAAACCACCGAATAATCGCCAGTCTTTATTTTTGCTTTCCTTCCATTCGTTTTTCCAAAATTCAATAACACTTTCGTTAGTAGGTGAATATTCTAACATCTTGAGTTCTTCTTTAGGTTTTTCAATAAGTGAAATATTATCTTGGTACACATTACTTGCCCACTTTCGATAAGCCACCATAATCCGAGAAACATAAGCAACTGAAAAATTTTGATAACATTCAGGATCAACATTTAATTTACCCGAAAAAGCCATTTCAAAAGCGGTAATAAATTCATCAGTTGTATTTCCGCCAAACGACTTTTGAATAAAATTGACTAACAACTGCTTCTCTACTTCACTTGTATTCGCTATTTCGCTTGGTTTAAGCCCCACCATTGCCATAATTCGCTTTAATAGTACCTTTGTATCATCAAAAGAAATAGAGGCTAATTTTGGGCTTCTAATCAATTCTTTTAATATCAAGGCATCATCAGAAATCTTTAAGGGCTTCTGCTCTTGTAATGGTTGAACTGCCTTTACTAAAACTTCTTGATTCATTCTGTAATTCTTTTTTTGTTAAGTGCATGAAATGATGAATTTTTTTGGTCCGGGATGGATAATATTCATCCTGAACTTTTAAAAATGCTTGGAAAAGATTTTTAATTCTTTCGTCTTTTAATCTTCCTAATCCTAATCTTTCAAAAAATTCTTTTGTGTCTTCAATTTCTAATTCATTTAATTCATTTTCATTTCTATTTTCATTTTCATTTTCTAAAGGAATAGGTTTGGTATATACGGTGGTATTACCATCGTATTTATTCCACCTCTTTTTTACATTTTCTGATTGCTTTTCTGAATGTTTTTTGCGTTTTTCTTTTTCGGCTTCCATTCTTTCATTAAAAAATTTACCATTTGTTTGACTAAACTTTTTTTGGAGTGCAGGCCATGATGAGCCAAAATCACTACCAAGAACAGTTTTTATTTCTTCTAATGAAAGCGGACCGGAATTAAATTGTGCCGACAAAATATCCATGTAGCATCCTTTTAAATGCCTCGAAAATATTATTGTTCCACCATTCCAATCGTTCCAATACCAAAGCGTTGCCGGATCTTTAGCCATTCTTAAAACATCGTTGGTTGTGATAAAATAGGTTGTACTTGTGTAGGTACTATCTTTTTTCGCTTACGATTAGCGTAAATCACTTCTCCTTTGTACTGTACTTTGTTTTCTGCGATTAAATCATTTACTCTCCCTGCAATAGTGGATTGCGGTAATTGCAATATCTCGGATAACTGCAAAAGATTATTCACTCCTTTTTTAATGAGGATAAAAGTCTTTTCTGTTTGTATCTGCTTTTCACTTGGTCTATCGTGATAAGCCGGTAGTGATGTAGCAAATGAGTAATTTGTTTGCATACTAATTTAATTGAGGGTAAAGAGATTTTTTGTTAGAATAGGTGGTAAAAGATTTTCTATCAATCTTTAAAGGTTGCGGTTCAACTTTTGATTGAATGGTAACGATATGCTTGTTGATAGGCACATACTTTTTAGGCTTCGTATTCTTCCCGATATGCCCACCTCTTAAAGTAACCTTATCAATCGCAATTCTTACATCTTCTATGGAAGATGAAATATCTAATAGGTTGCACAACTCTTTATGATAGTCTTTGTACTCATCATCAAAAACAGATGTAATCTTTTCAAAAACCGTATCTCTCGAATGTATAATGGTTGTATGGTCTTTATCTAATTGTTCGGCAATGTAAGTCAAGGTTTTGCCAGTGTACAAATACCCAAAGAAGCAGATGAATTGTCGTACACATACAAATTCTTTTTTTCTGTTTTTCCTCAATGCTTCATCTTTTCTCATCCCGAAAAAATCACATACTTTTTCAACCACATCATTAAATAATAAATGCGTTGATTTCTCATGTTTTCTGTGAGATATTTGAATAGATTGTAATTCTAATAGTGCGGATTGTATTGTCATAATGAGTAATTTTTTATGATAAATTCTAATTCTTCTCTTGTGTGTTTGTGTGTTTCGTAGGCTTTACTTTCAAGCCATTCAACAGCATCTTGTCCTATTTTATTAATGAGATTTTTTCGATACCCTATAAGATGAAATTCATCAAAACCATTGCAGGACACGCATTCTGCGTGTACGTTTAATTCGTGGTATCTTAATAATTGGCTTTTAGATACCGGTACATAATGCCCTGCATTGCATTGTTTGATATATTTAGTTTTGCCGCAAGAAATACAATTGAAATAACCATCTGAAGAATCTCTCTGCCGGATAAAAGCATTAAATACTTTTTCGGCTTTCTTTTTTAAAACAGGAATCGGAATTAGTTTTTTTGCCATAGGTTAAAAGGGAAGATCATTAATAGGTTCTGTAATATTTTGTGGTGTCTTAGGAGTGTAATTATCTTCGATAATATTGTAGTCCGGGTGCTTTGCTTCTTTTTTATGGGTATTTACCCACATAGAATATTTTTTACCATCAATGGAAAAACTGATTACTTCGCCTTTACTTGTTTGCTTTTTCCATGCACCAATTGTTTTTTTAAAATCTGTCATTGTAGTTTTGATTTAAAATGATTAATTAATAATTCCATATTATGCTCGTAGTAAGTAGTAAATGATTTAAAACCTTGACTATCTTTTTCGTAATTGCGATAAAACACTGCTCTTAATCTTTGACTTGCTGATTTTTGGTTATCATTAAAATTTGTTTCCAGTGATTCAATCTCTTTTCTTTCATTTTCACTAAAGGGTTCTTTTTTAAAAGCGAGATAACCGAATGATGATAGATTTTCAACAATACCTAATAACTCTTGCGGGTTTAATTCATTTGTATCAAAAGTTAATTTCAGTGTCTTATCTTTCATTGAACGATAGCCATCTAATATTGCAGGAATGATTATCATATTATTTAAGCGTTACTGCGATTGAGGTGGTTGATTGTTTACTTGGCGGATAAACGGTTACAGCTTCACCATCTTCGGTAATAATATTCAACCCGCTTAAAGAAACTGTTTGCAAGAATTTTTGCCGCTCTTTCACTTTAGCATCTAATTCATTTTGTTGTTTTAAAAGGTCGGTGATTACCGGATCATTAGTTTGTGAGTAATCATACTTAACTCCCACTTCTTTGCGTTCAAACTTGGCATTGTGAAATTCAAAACTCTTGCCGTTCTTTTCCGATTCATCTAATAGAATACTTTTGTATTCATCGTTCCCGGTTACTTGTTTAATAATATCCTCAGCACATTTAAGCTGAAGATGAACGGTTAATGGATTGGTATTTCCTTCTTTCAATCTTTCGATTAAATCATTGACAAATGATTTTCTTTCTTCTTTAGTTGTTTCAAATAAAGAGAGAATACTTGTAGTTGATAATTCTTGTTGCATAGTGTTTAATTTTTACACGCATCAAACAATAATTCGTCTTGACGTGCGGTTAAAGAATATTTTTGTAATGTTTTTGTGTAGATGGTTTTATCCTTAGCAGCTAATTCTGTTGCCTTTTTAAAACTTTCCTCACTTATTAAAGGCAAACTTTTTTTAGTTTCATTTGCTTTGGGTTCTTCTTTATGATTATTGGTAGCATCTGCATCTTGTGTATCATCAATGGCAAATAATCCATTGAGTGCATATTTTCGGGCATAACTTGAAGCTGCGCCTGTTACCTGTGCGGCATCCATTCCTTTCTTCTGATCTTCTTCTCTTGCAAAAGCAGTTGTAGAATATGTTTCTTTGCCATCGGTAATAGTGGCTGTTGCTTTAACGTATATTCTACCGGACACTTCTATTATATCATCAGAAAGGGTAAGATAGAAACCATGCGAATTAATAACCGGTTTTACAGCTTCAACAATATCTTCGCATGATCTGTATTTATATTTACCAAAAGAATTAAATTGTCCTTTCGGTGCTTTGATAGCTGATTGAATTTCTGATAGCTTCATAGTGATTTAATTTTTGTTGTGATTTAATTTTGTTTTTTATGTTTCTTGAATAACCATTTCAATTTTTTCTCACGTTCCTTTTTAGGAATGGATATGTTCGCCTGAACAAATCGAGTTAGTAATAAACCGTTTAATGCAGTCATAGTTTTTTAATTGATGATATAATACTTACTGTTGCATACACACAAATAGCAAGTGGAATACTAATTGCGATAAAGAATATTATTTTGATAATTAATTTCATAAATCGTTTTTTTAAAAAAGGCACGAGTAGAAACAAGTGCCGGATTATCCAAACTAAACCTTGCTATGAGAACATTTTTTAAAGAACTTTTTTAAAAAGTGGGGCTACTTCGATTCACCCCACCTCACCCACTGAGAATCCACAACTTCATTATTAACTAACTCACCATTATTATTGACATAATGTGTTTCACTATAATCAATGAACTCTTTTTTGTTTAATAACTTGACGATTGATCGAAGCCAAAAACCGAATGCGAAAACAAATAAGTACAGCATAGATTAGTATTTATAATTTGCCAATATTTGATTTACCATATCCGCACTCATCAAAGGAGTGATAGGCTTTGCATTGTTTCTGCTTTCGATGAACTTTGCCATTCGGGTAAACACATCAGCATACCATCTTTCTAATCTTGTTCTGATGGCTTTAAACTTGTTAAATCTGATCACTTCATCATTCGCCATGATGGTATAGGCTCTGTAATTATCACCGATAGCCTGTTCTTTAAATGCGTGGAAGTGTTCTTTTGAGTAGTTCATAAACCAATCACACTTTTTAATCAGTATCATCATGGTTTCTAATCGGTTGTGGTAGTTGATAATTTCTTGTCGCATATTGTGGTTTTTTAATTTTCTAATTCCAATAATGATAATTCCGCTTGTTCATCCATCCATCTTTCGCTGTCCTCTCTGTCAATAAATCCATTCTCTATTTCATTATCTTCTTCTGTGGTAGTTAAAGGCTCGTAACCTTTTTGTTGTAGCCAGTGAGTGTATGACATGGTTAATTGTTTATTGGTGTTTGAAATAAAGTAGGCAAGTGGAATAATTTGTTTTTTGCAATACCCTTTGCAATCGCTTTAGGTGGTATTTTACCTTTGGAGATATATTGAGATAAAGTATTATCCTTAATCTCTAACAGTTCACAAACCTCTTGTCTCGTTGCCCACTCTGCTTTATTGATTGTTTTTGCTGCGTTCATATTTAATTTGGTTTGTGTTGTTTTTTTGTATATTTGTTATCCGATTTGTATTTATTTTGTATTGACAAGTCAAAGATATATTGCTTTTTTGCAACTAACAAATAAAATATTTCAATTTTGCAACATTTCGAAAATATTTAAAGAATATGATAATTTGTTAGATGAATCATAAAGAAGATATACAATCACTATTAAAATTTCTAAAAAATAAAGGTTTTAGCAGGAGGCTTATTGAGCAAGAAATAGGGTTATCTGAAAAATATTTGGATCAGATTATTGCAAAAGGTGGTAATAAAACAATATACTTAAAACTAAAAGATTTTGCGGAAATGTTGGAAAAATCCAATAAAACCGTTTCGGTTATTAGTAGTATAAAGCATGAAAATAATGTAGTAGATTCTACTACATCGTCAATCTTATCTTCTTTAGTAGAAAGCAATAAAATGTTAGCACAAGCCAATATTGATTACGCTTCTGCTAATAAAACATTAGCCGAAAATATGGCTGTATTAACTAAAATGCTACAAACTAATTCAAGTGTTGATCAAAAAAATCTTGTAGCCTTAGACGCCATGTCTCATAAGATTCGGGGAGTTCTATCAAAGTTGCACCAGCAGCATGGTAAACTAAAGTCGTATGAGGAGGCTGTTGCAGAAGTGAACAGGCTTTTTTACGAGATTGACTTGGCAGTGAAATAAGATGGCAATTGTCTT